TCTTTTTGCATCCTCTTTTTGACTTCACCCTACTTTTCAATTTCCAACCCTCCCTCATTTTTTGCGTGGCGGATTTTTTTACTCCCCTTCGTATGAGTGTGTGTTTGTGTACGCACACACTCATATACGTAGTATATGACACCTTTCAGCAACGGTCTTTTAGTTATTATCATCAACAACTTATCGTCAGCAACGCTGTTTTAGCAACCGCAACGGTGAATGTAATAAAATCAAGCACTTGGCGAGAAATTTTCAGCAACGTTGCGACCAGCAACGCCCGCAACCGCAACGGTGAATGTAATAAAATCAAGCACTTAGGTTTTGCGTTGCTAAAATGCGTTGCTAGAACAATATCAAGTACTTGCGATAGTATCAACATAGTTGACACTTGCTTTTTTGCCATCGCGTTGCTAGCGTTGCTGAAAAATGCGTTGCTGAAACAAACATTAACATCTTTAATAAAATCATTATGTTGCATCGTTTCTTAATCTTCCGTTGCTGATTTGCCGTTGCTGGCATAAATCGCTACAAATCCGGGCTCAAATTTACCCACTCCATTCCAAAATGGACCGTCCGGAACGTCTAGCCATTGAGCATTCTTCTGTCCCTGAACGATACATTTTTTAATTTTTACAGCCTCGAGCAATTCCTCCGTCATTCTCCTTAAACGATCCCTGCCAATGTCTTTCAATTCCGGAGAAAGCTCATCTTTGCGTTCAAAAAAACCACTCTTGCCATGCGCCGAGAATGGCCTGCCAGCTAACGCTGCAAGTTTTACCGTCTCAACCAGTGCATCAAGCAAATCGTCGTTGCTGACCTTCGTTGTCCGGAGAATTTCATCAACCACCATAAGGAGGCCATTTGGCTGCCGGACAAACGTTTTCACCTCCATATCTGCAGGACCATTCGCTTTCACGACTGAGCCGGAAAAAACCTTATTGCGCACATATTCAGAGCCCAATTTACGGCAAACGCTTTTGGCTCTGCCTTCCTCCATAGCCCATAGACAATAGACGGAGCGCACCCCGTCAACAACTGTCGTTGTTCCCTTTATTTTCTCCCTTGCTTGCTCTGGAGTATGGATTGCTTTATCCCCACCCAGCTTATTGAGATGATGGGCAACAATGACAGCCGCACCTGTTTCACTCGCAAGACTAGAAAGAAGGCCATTGACAAAAGATCCGGCTCCAGGGTCTTTGTTGATGTCGACCATGGCGAAATTGACAAGCGGATCAAAGATGACGAGTCGTAAATCATTGATTGCAAGCAGTTGCTCTTTAAGCTCAAGGAAAAAGTCCGTTGCCTGTGGCCCGTTTTTGCCAGGCACAACGATGGGAGAAGGTCCCCCGGTATTCGGCAGGGGAACAACAATTAAGCGCCCTTGTGAGGCAAAACGGCTGCTTGACGGATCGATCTGCTCAAGCCTTCGATGGATCTCTCCATGATCATCCTCAGCCGAGAAAATAACGGCTGTCCCACGCTGGAGAACATCATTCCCAAATGCCTTTGGGTGAGGGTTAAGCAAGTCTCCCTGGTATTCACAAGCCACTTGCAAGGCTAAATGAAGCCCGAGCATACCCTTCCCGCTGCCACCCATGGCAGCCATAAGAGAAGCAGCTCCCATCGGAAACACATGGTCGACCAACCATTCACGCCTTGGAGCTTCGCCCTGGTAGGCTTGGATGGTCCAGTCTGAAAGAGAGATCCGATATTGCTTCTGGTAGGGAAGCGCAGAAGACAAGAACGTCTGCACATCGAAGCCTTCCTGCACTGCATCAGCTGCGTCCCACTTGGCAGACTTATCTGTCGGAATGGTGAGAATTGAGAGCACTTTCCCGCCGGCGTGAGAGATTGCCTTGGCGGCATTTTGAGCGTACTTTCCACCAGGCTCATCGTTATCTGGCCAAATGAGCACTTCCTTTCCTGATAAAGGCGCCCAGTCGGTCTTTTCCGGCGGAGCGTTCGAACCGCCCATGGTTGTTGTTGCCTGGATTCCAAGCTCAATCAAAGCATCAGCGCACTTTTCCCCCTCGACCAAAATCACCCTGGAAGCGTCCTTGATTCCAGGCAAGTTGTAGAGCGGTCGTGGATTTGGAAATGTAGCTTTTTTCTGGATTGCATCCCACGGCCGAAATTCCTTTTTTCCGTTTGGTTTGTCAAAGCGCGTATGTGTGGCAATGATTTTCCCGTCATAATCGAGGTAAAGCCATTTCTTGGTTGGCGGAGGAAGATCAACCGGCTTTATCTGTCTGGGCTTTGCTGGAAGAGTATTCCCGATTCGCAAATAATCCTCAATTTCAGCCAGCGTCTCAGGGAATGACAGTCCCCTCTTTTTCTGCCATAGGCTGAGCAGGTCCCCGCCTCCGTCTCCGGCTGAAAAATCCTTCCAGAGCCCGAGTTTCGACCCGAGCTCAACTATCATCGAATTGCCGGGATTCCCCTGCAGGTCACCGACATAGAAACGATCACCTGCGAACCCACCCTCTGGGAAAAGGTGCGATAGGACCGAATGAGCGCTTGCATTCATCGCGTCTTTGATTTTCTCAACCCTGAAAGGATCTCGCTCCTGCTCTTGACCTTGCCTCAGAGCGTCGTTGAAATCAATTACAGTGCCCATTCCGTCATCATCCTTTTTCATTGCGGAAGTGACCAGCAACGCGAAGTGTAGAAGCACCACTTGCACTCAAAATGATCCTGGCTATTGGCGATCCGCGGAAGAAGGTTCCCGGCATCACATGCCTGCAGAATCCGCACTCCCTTATCAGAAATTCGTTGAGCCAGAGCAGCGTCAAAGGGCACCGCCTCAAAGTAGAGTTCTTCCGTATCCTTATTGATCGAGGTGAAGATGGCCGGATTCTCCGTCAAGTCCATGTAAGCTTGGTAGATGGCGATTTGAGCGGCATAAATCGGAAACGCCTTGGCAACGCCGTCCTTGACGCACTCTTTCCATTTTTTCGCCTGCATCGTCTTGCATTCCCAGAGAGCAGGATATTGGATGCAGTCCGGTCCCCCACAAAATACCCCATCGATGTGGCCTTTGATTCGTCCATTTGCCGTTGAAAATCCGAACTGCTCAGGGTGCATGTTGCCTGTCGGTTTTTCGTTTCTGAGATCAAATCCGGCCTGTCTGATCCATCTGACGGCCAAATCCTCCAGGGAATGACCGACATTAAAGATGCGCAGTGTTTGACCCTTGAATTCCTTATCCGGATCTTTCTTGGCGTGGAAATACTCGAACTGCAAGGCCCGCTCGCACGGATGCCCGAGGCGTGAGCCCCCGAGGTACGTCCTTTCAGGCTGGAATGAGTTCTCCTTTTTTATTCCTTCATCCAGGAGGTAATTCATGCGTTCATTTACGGATCTGTGGTTGAGGTCTAACATTAGTGCAACCCCGCAGCCTCTGAAGAGGATTTATATTTGCCGGATTCATTGATCAGAAGTTGGCGTTTGAACACATGCCGCTCCATCGCCTGTGCCATAGACTCAAGATCGGGCTTCCAGAGTCCAATTACCTTGTCGAACTCTTCAACATTGTGAGGGTCTGTCTTCCACACTGTGTTGCCTTCTTGATCTTCATCCTTATAGATGTGTAGAAGTTCATACAGAAGGAGTGCTTGGCGTTGTGCTGGCCCCAAAAGTGCCCACATATCGAAGGCAAGTTCGATAATAAAATCGAACCCGTGTAATACTTTCAGCTTTTCGCTCTGCTTGGAGCACGTCCCGAGCATAATTTTGCTGTTGGATTTGCCATGTTTCTTCCTGAAGATAAACGCGATATTCGCTGTAGCAGCTTCCTTGTGATGCTCCTCAATGAGCTTCGCTGCCTGCTTTTTGATATCCATTTCAGCAATCCAAAAATCAGGCAAATCGCGCAGCGCGACCTTCGCTCCAACCTTTTTAACGCTTTCAATCAGGCAGTCCAGACAAAGCCCGACGTTCATGGAAGTAGGCTTCATGCATTTTTCACAAAGATGTTTGTAAATTTCTTCCATTTCTTTCATTGTTAAACCCCCTTTATCTGGTCAACAGTGACCTTTTCAACTCGGTTCAGTTGATTGTTCGGCATCTCTTTATCGCAGAGATACAAGTAGTCATCACATCCAAGCCCCCATGCCCAAACGGGCACAATGGAAGCATGATCCGGGTGAAAGCAGGCAGGTTTGAGCCTGGCCCATCCAAGATAGTGGCAAGAGCCGCAAACCTTATCCTGCTCGAGGTGGGCCACATAAAAAGCGGTATCAAGCTTCAGAATTTCCTCTTGCGACAATTGGTTGAGCGGCTTTTCCCAGAGGCCATGCTTTGTGATGAGCTTTGCAAGCTCTTTGAAGTTGATCATGCCACCCGCCTCCCAAGAATGGCGGCCTCGATCAATCGCCTATTCCACTGAAAATTGAGATGACAATTCGAGGTGTATTTCGTGAAGCTGAATCCCATGGCGTCAATCTCGTAACCGACCCTTTGCAGCAGCTCCAATTGCTTTGCGCTTGCCGGATCGCGCAGCCATCGTTTTGACTTCTTGGCCGAGTCCGAAGATTCGTTTTCGCGCAAGAAATCATCAGCCGCCGCCAGCGCCTGAGTTTTCTCACCGATCATGAGCTGATTCAGCATCCGCGCCTTGCCCACTTTGCCCAGCGCAAACCAGTTGTCGCCATCAGGGCTGAAAACGCCGGCCCAGGCATCAAATCCGCTTGCAATCATCACCTTGCCGGACCCGAACAAATCGCACCAGCGAAACGGGCTGGCATTGAGCAAGTCAACCTCAGTGAGCACCACCTCTTCAATGGGCATCTCGCCAGGCTTTTCAAAGAAAAACCCACATAGCGGACAAACCCGTACACCCGCCGGGAGCTTCGCTCCGCAGCCAACCGAGCCATTGCGGTCCGGAAAGATGTATTCGGTCGGTTTTGCTCCATCCGGACAGAATTTAAACGGCGCCTCTCCTTGCGATTCTTCGCCGTCTTTTGGATCGCCTTTTCCCAGATTGACTTCGCTGTCAATATTCCCGTGGGTGAGGATGGAGGTGCCAAAATCTAGGATCAGGCAGTCTTTTTTGATCAGTCCCGGGTATTCAACCGGATTGATGGTCCGAAGACCGCGGCCAATCATCTGAATCATGGTTGACTTGAAAGAGCAGGGACGAAGAAGGATAACGCAAGATATCGACGGTTCGTCAAACCCTTCCGTGAGCACAGCAACATTGACCACAACGCGCGTTTCACCGGATCTTAGCCGCCGATAGACTCCGGCACGCTCTGATCCAGACATTTGACCGATGATAATTTCAGCCGCTATGCCATCAGCCAGAAATGCGTCCCGTACATCCTCGGCGTGAGCGACGGTTGAACAAAAAACGATCGTTCGCCTGTTCTCTCCTCGCTCCTTCCACTGTTTAACCACCTCGGCGTTGACGGGCACCTTGTTCATAACTTCGGCCACTTGGTTCATGTCGAAGTCGTCTTTGAGCTTCCGCACTTTGGATAGGCCCTCGCGCATTCCGTTCACATCCACGACGAACGCCCGAGGAGTGACGAGAAAGCCCTTGTCGATCAGCTCTTTGATTGTGATCTGATCGGCCACATTAGAGAACACGGCGCGCAGGCCTTTGCCGTCTCCACGCGATGGAGTCGCCGTAAAGCCTGCGATCATGCAATCAGGATTTCTCCCTTTGGCCGCATCGATGATTTTGCGGTAACTCGCGGCTGCCACATGGTGCGCTTCATCAATAATCATCAGGTCAAGCTGGGGTAGGGTATCCAGGTTATTCCCCCTGGAAAGTGTCTGCACCATGCCAAAAGTTGCACGTCCTCGCCAGGTCTTCGTCTGTGCGTTGAAGAGCCCAACCGGCAGACCCGGATTGACCTTGGTGAACTTTTGAAGGTTTTGCGAGACAAGCTCATCTCTATGTTGAAGGATAAGGGTTTTGGCCGGCTGCATGACCCCTGCAAGGGCAGAGAGCATGATGGTTTTGCCAGAACCAGTAGGACTAATTGCGATACTGTCACCATTTGTCAGTAAAGCTTTGCACATATTTTTTACTAATCTAGACTGGTAAGGGCGCAAAATCATAAAGCACCATTTCCCTGCTCTATGTGTAACTTTATATGTTCTGACTGAGACATAATCATTAGGTTTTCTGGTTTGTTGTTATGTTTATTCCCGTCGATATGATGGACAACTTCATCGGAGCGAAGTTTCCTTCCAATAATTTTTTCAGCCACAATACGATGTTCATGTTTCCCATGAAATTTCTTGTAATTATTTGGACTAATGGTCAAATTCCGCATCATGGACAATCTTTGTCGTTCTATTCTGATATGGTCAGGAGTTACGTAATTCACATCCCCATATCTCCTCAACCGTTGGGCATGCTTTCCGCAATACCCAAGACTATCCTGGAAATTTTCACATCCAGGGAAGGCGCATTTCTTTTTTGCATATTTGGTTTTCTTCAACATTTGTTCGCATCGTCTACACGAAAGGCGAAATCCAATTTTAGGAGTTGAATTTGGACGAAAAAATTCTCTATTGAGAGGAAAGACGATCCCACATGTTTTACATGCCCTAATTTCATTCATAACTTTCAATATCCCTTTTAATCTCCCAAGATAAAGTAAACCTTGGGAGATGGTCGAAGAATCATGGCCTACTGAGCCCACGTGGGAACGGTCGATTTCTGCTGATTTGCCGCCTGGTTGTTTTGCGGAGGTGGCCCGGCAGCCCATGAGGGAGTTGCGCTCGACTGCCCCGGATTTGCCTGTGTCCCTCTCATTGCCTGTTGGTTCGGCTGGTATCCGCCATTGGGAGCTTGCCCCATCATGGTCGGCTGGTATTCCTTCTTGTCGGGAGTGATGACCAGGGAAATCTTGTTCTTGTCTGCATAACCATCTTTACCCTTCTCGATCCCGATCCGCGCGGCAAACTCCATCTGGTCGAACTCGCCAAAGCTTTGCACGCGACGTTTCGCGCACGCCTGCTCGCCCATATCGGTTGGATTGATGTTTCTGGCGCTCTCAAGGATAGCGCGAAGCTTCGCCCGGCTGATTTCCCCGGCAATCGATTGTCCCTTGTCGTTCAGTTTGCCACCGCTCAAGACGATATTTTCCCAGAGCTTTCGATGAGCGAACGGCCCATTCATCACAGTGAATTCGCAAGAAAGATATTGAGCATCAGTATCCTTGCTGTTGGTCAACCATCCTTCCGGGCCCGCTCCGCCGGGGCGAATCTGCATCATCAATCGAACGATCGTCTTATCCGGAATCAGCTCACCACTTCGTTGCTCGTCGGCGCTGTTGAAATCGTACATTATGCAGCCTCGCTTTCCGCCTGCTGATCTGCAGGCATGGAGAATGTCATCCGTTCGGTTGCCGGCTTCACCGGACCGTTAAGTTTATCCATGAGTTGTCCAAGGTGTGGGCGCTCGATCACATCGAGACGTCCGGACCTATCTTTTGCGGGATATTTCCACGGATTTTCTTGTCTGCAGATGAAGGCTCGATAAAGAGAGCCATCCTCGGCCGACATGTTCACCATAGAGATGATCTGATCAAAGATGCCGAGCAGTTCCCGGCCGGCCTTGCCGCCTTCGATTTGAGGCGCCCAGAAATTACGCCCGAAATCGTCTTTGACTTCATCCAGGCCACCTACCACCCAGATATTCTTCCCCCGCGTGTGCTGAATCCGCGTCAGCCACTCGACAATGTCTTGACCGATGATGCGATAGGTCCCGCGGGTATCCTGCTTCCCGGTTTTCTCTGAAAAGCTCCCCGATTGCCCGATCGCCCATTTCCAAGCAAGACGAGATGCGACGCTGATGGAATCCCAAAAGTGAGTTTGATACTTTTCGAGGAAAGCGAGAATTTCTTGATTCTGCTCAACGAGATAATCGTAGTGAGGCTGGGAATAGATCGGCCATGTGCCGTCTGCGTGCTGCACAAGCGAAAGATCCGGACCGCTCGCAAGACAGGCAAGGTCCACCGCTTGCCGCCACGATTTGATTTCAATCGAATCCCCCGGCCAATCTTGCACGGCTTTTTCCCCGGCCTCCAGGTTGAGGAAAAGCGTGCTTCCTGGGTCCATGGTCCAGAGCAATGAAGTCTTGCCGATTCCGTGTGGACCAAAGATGCAGCCCTTTACATGCTGCCCGGCTTTCATGCGTTCATCCGCAGTGATGATTTTAAAACTCACGATTCACCTCCTTCCTAAAACGGGATCTCTTCCGGATCTATTGGAATGAATTCAAATTTTGGTGGACTCGGCTTGACAGTCCTCGCCGGCAGGAAAACGCTCCTGATGGCATCCGGCCAGGCAGTAAAGGAGCGCTCGGAAACATCATATTTGAGTTTCATGTATT